ATGAACATTTCCCACTTAGTAGAGAAAATTAAAAAGGGAGATAACAAATCATTTGAAAAGCTCTACAAGCTTACAGAGCGTGAAGTGTGGTTTACTTGTATCAGCTTTTTAAAGAACGAAACAACCGCACAGGACATTATGCAGGAAACTTACATAACGGCTTTTTTAAAAATCCAATCTTTGGAAAAATCATCACAAATCAGAAGTTGGCTTAACAGAATTGCCGTTAATAAGTGCAAAAATTATTTGAAAGGTAAAGGTGAAATCCAACTGGATGATGAAATTTTTGAAAATCAGGCAATAGTTGACGAGCGTATATCAATTCCCGAAGAATACATTTCAGACAAGGCAAAGAGAGAAATTATTCTTTCGATTATGCAGGAAGTACTGTCCGATGTTCAGTATCAGACAGTGATTATGCACTATTTTAATGAAATGACTGTTGATGAAATCGCAGAAGTCTTTGAATGTTCAAGGGGTACTGTGCTTTCAAGGCTCAATTATTCAAGGGCAAAGATGAAAACTGCAATTGAAGATTACGAAAATAAAAGCGGTGACAGGCTTCACGGTGTTGTATTTGTTCCGTTCTTTACAACAATTTTCAGAGAGCAGGCAAAGAGCCTTGCAGTACCGAACATTACAATCAAGCTCCCGAACGGACAGACACTTGCAACCTCTGCAACAAAAGGCATTGCAACAGGTGCAAAGTCAACAGTTTCATCTATCGTAAAGGCAACAGCAACTGCGACAGTAAAAACAAAGGTAATTGCCGTTGTCTGCGGTGCTACAATACTTGCAGGCATATCAGCAGTCGGCATAAGCATTCTTGCAGGCTGTAACGCTGAGAAAGAACCGACAGAACCGTCAGTAATATCTTCAACCGTACAGACATCAACTGTTCCAACAACTGTACCTAAGACTACAGTTCCAAAGGCAGTTAAAGATTTGGTAGACAAGGGTGAAATCAAAGTCGACAAAGACGGCAACATCACAGATAAGAATGGTAAGAAAGTCGAAGTAAAAGACGGCAAAGTAGAAGTAAAAACCGATGACGGTAAGACAGTTACAGTTAAGGTTGACGATGTAAAAACTACAGTATCTAACAAAAACAACAGCAACAAGGGTAACACCGAAAAGAAAGAAGATACTAAGAAAGACAACACTTCAAAGACAAATACATCTGATAACGACAAGAAGCCAGCTAAGCCAAGCAACTCTTCAAGTAATAACCAGAAGCCAGCGAAGCCAAGTGAGTCATCAAAGGCTGAAACGACAGCTAAGAAATATAAGTACTACAAGCATCACGATGCTGTGACAAAATATCACCCTGCAGTGACAAAAAAGCATGACAGAGAGTGGATTGTAACAGGTACTCACGAGGAACCAGTATATGAAACAAGATGGGTAAATGTTTGCAATGATTGTGGTGTACAGTTAGCAGATGCTAACTTCAGAAGAGAGCATCTCCTTTGGGAAGCGGATAACGGTGGTAGAGGTTCATATCACGCTGAAGAGCAGAAGGTTCAGGTAGGCACAAAGACAGTAGAAGATGGTCATTGGAAAGAAGCATACACAGAAGTTGTATCTAAGGCTTGGACCGAAACAATACCAGCTTATGACGAGGAAGTATCTGTAAATGATGACTGGGATAAGAAGGTTCTTATCAACTAAGCGTGTGGGTATTAATTTGACAGCAAGTATAAATCCTTAAAATAATTATTGGGAAGAGAGGGTTCTTTATGAACCCTCTTTTTCTATGCTAAAAATAAATATTATACTAAAGAAAGTATTTAATTTAGTTAGGATTTATGGTACAATATAAACATATTAAAGAAGGTATTTATATGAAAAGTTATAACTCCTGAAGAGGGTAATTATGATATGGGAATGCTCTGTAATCAACAAAATAAAAAAAAGAGGTTAAGCATTAGAAAAAATTGCTTAACCTCTTTGTTGTTTTAATAATAAAAAATCTTTTGTGTTACGATGTAATAAATTTTAAAAATATATTATCTTGTTTCCTTGAAAATCGGCAGGCAAACTAAAATGACAGTAAGTTTGACAGTAAGTTTGACTGCATTTTATCTTGTTTTAACTTAATTCAAAATTACTCAACTGAATTTTTGAAATCTCAAAAACCCAGTGTTTAAGCCACTTTTAAGGCGTTTTAAGTAATTTTGGCAAAAAATAAAAGGCGGTTAAAAAACCACCTTTTTGGTCGAGGTGACAGGACTTGAACCTGCGGCATCTTGGTCCCAAACCACTTAATAAATGTGTGAAAAGCTTAGTGTTTATCGGACTTTTCAAGTTCAGTTGCCTAACATTTGCCTTGCATTTATTTTTTAGCTTATTTTACGATTGAGAAAATCATCAAGTTTTTTCGCAGGTGCTTCAGTATCATCTTGCATTAAATGCGTGTAAATGTTCAAGGTGGTTTCGGGCTTGGTATGCCCTAACTGGTGTTGAATGTAGAGAATATCATAGCCCGAATAGAAAAGATTTGTTGCGTGGGTGTGTCTAAGACAATGAGCTGTAAACGGTTCTATGACCTGCGGAATACCGTCGGGGCAGTATTTACTGCGTGGAGCAATGCCGACAATTTTGCTTTGCTGTGAATTGAATGCTTCGAGGTTTAGGCAATTGATATAACTCTCCCACAATCTCCGCCACGCTGAATTTGTCATAAGTTTGCCTTTGGTGGTTGTGACTACATAATCAAATGGGGAGTGGGGTGCAAGGCTTTTCAGATAGTCTGACAGAACGGTCGGAATATCAACCTTGCGGACACCTGCTTCTGTTTTCGCTCCTGCTTTTATGTAAGAATTGTTTCCGTCAAGAACCAAAGTCTGATGAACATTTATTTTGTTGCGTTTCAAGTCAATATCCGCCCATTGCAAGCCGAGGCATTCACCTCTTCTCAGTCCTGCAAGCAACATAATCATTGCCGGCAATCTTCCTCTGTGCGGAGTGTTGATTATTAGCTTTTGCTCTTCAGGTGACAAGGCTCTGCGTTCTTTTTTCTTTGCCGCATTCTTTGATATTTTGACATATTTCAGTGGGTTGAAGTCGATAGCTCGGTTTTCAATAGCATACTCAAACACTCGGCTTGCGGTTGCGATGAACTCTTTCAGCGACTTTTTCGCTGTGGGTTTGCCTGTTGTAGGGTTCTTAGCGGCTAAGTCGAACACGATTTCCTGAAAGTCGGAAATTGTCAGCTTGTTGATTTTGTAAGGTTCAAGCTCTGTGAAATGTTTGAGATACCGTTCAAGCGTTTTGTATTGCTGTGGTGTTTGCAGTGACCTCTGAACCGTTAGCCAGCGTTTTTTCCAACATCCGTATGTATCATCAGATGAAATATCTATGCCTTTGCCGAGTTTTTGTTTTAATTCGGCGGCAAGCGTTTCAACCTCTTTTCGTGATGTGCCGCATACGGATTTGTACTTTCGTTTACCGTTTTCATCCCGACCGATATAGATGTTCTTCTGATAGCGCCCGTCTTTGCGTTTTTTCATTTTATACACTCCTTTTGCTTAAAAAAGGGTGCAAAAATCCCCTGATATTCAATGCTTGAAAATTTCAGGGGAATGTGATACAATTATTTTGCGTTTAATTGCGTCATCTGCACCCTGTGTAGGTGATTCCGCTCTGACTTGCGCCAACAGGTCAGGGCGGTTTTTTATTTTTATTTTTATTTTAATTTTTATTTGCTATGAGCATTTTAACCTTTGCATTATAACTTACTTTATCGTTCTCATCGTAATGTTCACCAATTGTAAAATCGTTAATGCCAAGAATTCGCTCTTGATTTTCTTTAACAAAAGCTACATCTTCTATATGGAGATTGCCGACATCTAAACCGTTGACAAGCACCTTGATTGCAGGCTCGCCTTTATAATCGTATTCCTGTAACTGCACATTAAGCACTTTGCCTGCTTTTTTGTCAGTTTTGAGTTGTTTAAGTAACTTCTGCCTGCCCTGAAAGGTAACACCTGCAACTTTAAAAACTTTCGTGTGCGACTTGCCCGATTCCGGTTGCATCGCAGGAGTTTTTACCTCTGATTTTGGCTTTTTAAATAATTTTGATAATAATCCCATAATAGCCTCCTCATTGACACATAATGTCAAATATTATATAATAATATTTGAGGAGTTCCAACTTCTCACTATTCCTATTTTTCCTACCATAGCGGCGACTATGGTAGGTTTTTTCTTTTGTTTATAAATTCTGCAAATTGCTCCTTTACTTGCCGTTCAAGAGGGTGCAAATAAAAGGCATTTCTGCGTTCGAGCTCTGCCATTCTTTCTGCCCTGTAGGTTGCCGCCTCAAGGCTAATGTCACATAAATTTGCAATTGCAGCAGCATTTGTTGCGTGTAGCTCATGGAGTACACAGGCCGGAGCCAACAAATCTCGAGCAAATACATTTGCTGAATGTTCAGCATCGTCGGTTGTTGCAAAACCTTTACCATTTTTAGCAAACAGATGCCCTAAAAAGATATGCCCGAGTTCGTGGGCAATTGTAAATCTACAACGCTGAGGAGATTGCTCATCAGCATAGACGATGTACAGCTTATCATCTTGCATCAAAGTTATTCCGCTCTCATTTTCACTTAGCAGATTGACCGCCGAATTATTTAATAAAACAATGTCGGTTTGATTAGCTATTCGGCTTACCTTAACAGGTAGGCTATCTATATTATAATCAATCAAACATTGCCAAGAGGCATTGCGTGCCTGTTTGTATTTACCATAATTCAAGTTTTACCACCTCATAGGTATTGTAACCTATGGGGTGTTTTTTATTATGTAATGCTTATAAGTCTGTATCGTCAGGCTCAAACTTGCTGAGGTCAGGGAGATTAACTATTTCGATAGGCTGATTATTGCCGTCGCTTCGTGCAGCTTTAACCGTTGGTATCAATACTTCATCTTCTACACCAAGCAATCTATCGACTGCAGGTTGCATTTCAGGGCTATTTCTGTATGCGATTATAAGTTTCTTTTCTTTGTCTGATGTTTCAAAAGGTAGTTTAACCGCATTGCAATTTTGCAAATCGTTTATGCTAATTCCCAAACCTGCACAAATTTTAATCACACTATCAACAGCAGCTCCACCAATAGAGCCTTTAAGCATAGATCTAAGTGTGCTGTATGGTATTTCAATTTTTTTGGCAAAGGTTTTTACACTAAATCCTTTGTCACTTATTAACTGTTTTATGTAATCTTCTCTTGTCAAGTTAATCACCCTTTACTATTACTGATTGTAACACGCTGTTTACGAAAAATCAATACTAAAATGCGAAATTTCGTAAAAATATTTTTAAAAATCCGTTGACAAGTGCGAAATATCGTGTTATATTTAATACAGAAACACGAAATATCGCATTTTAGGAGGTGAAAAATCGTGTTTGACAAAATCGAAGTAATCATTTTTGAAAAGAAAATGAAAAAGAAAGAAGTTGCCGAGAAAATGGGAATTTCATACGGACAGTTTTGTGCAAAAATGCGTGGGGAATATCCATTTACGCTTGATGAAGCTCTCCGCTTAAAGTCGGTTTTACAAACTGATTTATCTATCGAAGATTTATTCGGTTCGGCGGCTTAACGAAATTCTTAAAAAGAACAGTAGGTAATACCACACAATCACAATCCTATTAAACGGACTTTGCTGAAAAGAGGTGAAGAAATGAAAAATAAAATGATAGGCAACTATTCAAATGAAGGAGTGCTTAATATATCGGCTACAAATTTGCAGGAGTTTGAAAGCCTTATAAAAAAGGCAAAAAAACAAGCTGACGAATTGCAGGACACAATCAATCAGCTTGAATTCTTCAATTTTAGTTTTAAGTTCTCAACAGATAAGGATAATTAGTTACCTTCTATCATTCTTTCTGCATTGACAGCGGATATATCAGAATCTATGAAAGAAACAATAGCGTTTATAAATTCGACTAAGTTATCAATATTATAATCTTTGAATTTTCGTTCGTAATGTGTTTCATCATTACCAAGCCAAGCAGAGGCTACTGCTAATTTTTTGATTCTGTTGTTATCAATGTAATCATTGATACATCTTGATAACGGTGCTTTAACGATATTATCTTTATCGTTCGGCTGTAACATTATTGCGTAATCCTTTACTAAGAACTCTAAGGCTTTTCTGTAAGCCATACCTGAAATATCTTTTAATTCGTACTGTTCGGAAGCATAAGCTTGATTGTAAATGTTACAAAAATCAGGGGATAAGTCTTTTATGTGTTTAGAAAACTCTCGTTCTTCAACATCATAAACCGGTTCAAATCCTCTTAGGTCAGTTATATCGTAATAACGACGTATATGATAATTACCTAAAAAGGTCTTTTCACAATTGTGACAGAAGAAATGAACAAAAAGATTTGGGGAAGTATGTTCATCGTCAATATAGTAGGAGCTTAAATACGAGGGGTCGCCAGATTTGTGACACATAGGACAGACTGACGGATATTCGATTTCAAGATTTTTCTTACTAAAGTTATCGTTCAATGATTCGCAGTTATAAATTGTCTTTTTGATAAGCAAAGACCCCTTTCGCTATATAGTGTAATGAATTGCCGTTCATCACTACATATAGTATATCATAGAAAGTTGGTGAAATCAATGCACATCAATGAATTTGCTGAAATATTGCTCAAAAGCAGAAAACAGAAAGGCTTTTCGCAAAGTGAGCTTGCTAAGAAATCAGGCTTTACCAAAAGAGCTATTCAGTATTGGGAAAAAGGCAAAAAGAGCATTTCTCTTGAAAATGCCGACAGGCTCTTAACTGCTTTAGGTGTAGAAATCAAGATAGGTAAAACAGAAAGCAGGTGATAACAATGCAGATAACAGGCACACCCGATGAAATCGCAGAATTTATGAATCTGCTGAAAAGCGATTACAGAGGTGACTGCACAATTGAAACTGATATTAACGGCAACACAATCTATCATTATCATTTTCCAAAATCAGACGATGAGTAATATTTATTTTTAGGAGGAGTTCATATGTTAAACGATAAAGGTCAGATAGTAATTTTTGCAGACAAGTCAACGGCAGATTCTAATGTGGTTTCAGCCTGTGTATCAGATGAAACCGTTAAGGTTCTTACCGAGATTTGCAACAGAACCGGCAAGAAAATGTCAAGCGTTGTTCGTACTTTGATTGAGGACAGTTTGACCTTGGTTAAGATTGTGGGTGATTGATGTGGACAAGCTCGTTATTCTCAAACAAGATCATCATGTTACGATTACTCTCAATGATGATACGATGAACAAGTTATTGACACTGCATCAGGGCACAGGGCGTACTGTGCCGTACATCATAGCTGAGTGCATTAATTTTGCACTCCCAAGAATTGAAATAAAGTAGGGAGGTGTACATATGGACACAGTTCAGATGAACAAAAAAATCAAAGAAATTATGGATAGCAGTGATGTCTATTTGCTTTCTGAGGATGCCGCAAAGGCTATTGGAGTTGCTCCGCAAAACTTGCGTGAACAGGCAAAGGACGAACCCGAAAAATTGGGATTCAATGTAATTGTAGTCGGCACATCTATCCGTATTCCGAGAATACCGTTTCTCAATTATATTCTCGGTTCAAACCCGTTGAAAGGAGTGTAACAAATGCGGTTAAGAAATTACCCGACAAAAAGAAAGCTGCTCAAAGATATCGAAAGCCTCAGAGCAGAGAACAGACATCTCAGCATTGAACTGAGAAACGCAAGAACAGACCTTGCACTCGAAAAAACAGCGTCAAGCGGTTATCGTCACGAAAACAGAGAGCTAAAACGCAAACTCAAAGCCCTTGAAACGCCTGAATCCGATTCCTTCGGTTTTGAATGTGTGGGGGTGAAGAAATGAAAGAAAATGTTTTTGAACGAATGGAAAGAATTGACGGACAGAGAAAAATCTCTGATTTCATTGTTAAGCAAAAACAGAATTATGAATTTAAAGTTAAGTATGCAACTATCAGAGCGAGAGAATTTGCTGAAGAATGCGATAGACGAGAATTAAACTATCACGTTTCGGTCGGCGGTCTTGATAGCATTACATTATTTATCTTTTTAAAGTCGATTGGAATCCGTGCCCCGGGAATCAGCGTTTCTTACCTTGAAGATTCAAGCATACAAAAAATACATAAAGAGCTCGGAATTGAAAGGTTAAAGCCATCAGTTCGGTATATTGACAGTGCAGGAAAAGAACACCGCTGGACTAAACAGGATATAATTCAGGAGTTTGGATTTCCTGTCTTATCAAAAGAAATTGCCGCCAAGATTGAATTACTTGCAAATCCGACAGAAAAAAACAAAACTGTTCGACACGCTATTGTAACAGGCGAAACAGGGGCCTATGGCGGTTATCAAAAAAACAGTCGTATGAAAATGTCGCAAAAATGGCTTGAAAAGTTCGGCGGTTATGCGAACAATGAAGAGGGTACAAATTATCAAATTCCTAATTTCAAAGTGTCATCAAAATGCTGCTATTATCTAAAAGAAAAGCCTTGTGACACTTGGGCAAAAGAACATAACAGCGTGCCTTATCTTGGCTTGATGGCTTCCGAAGGCGGAAGAAGAGCTAAATCTTTAATGATAAATGGTTGTAATTATTTTGGTAAATCTACAATCAGATCAGCACCGTTTGCGATTTTTAACAGACAGGACATTTTGCAACTTGCTCTTGATTTAAATGTTCCTGTTCCCGAAATATATGGAAAAATCGAGAGGCAAGAAGATGGTACTTTGTACACAACCAAAGCTCAAAGAACAGGTTGCTCAATGTGCGGATTTGGTTTGCACTTGGAAAAGCGCCCTCATAGATTTGACTTACTTAAAGAGCAAAATCCTAAAGAGTGGGAGTATTGGATGTATAACTGCTGCACAGATGATAAAACAGGCGAAAGATACGGCTGGGCAAGGGTGTTGGATTATATCAATGTTAAATATTAATTGCAATTGCAAAGAAAAATCCGCTGAAGCTCTGCAAAGCCTCAACGGATAGTAAGGATATAAACAATATAACCACTTTGATTATATCCTTTATTGATTAAAAAATCAAGAAGGAAGGTTGAAAAAATGGAATTTTGGTGCAGAAATTGCAACAACGAATGGGTTGATGACGAACAGCCGAAAGAATGCCCGAAATGCCATGACTGGCAGTTTGAGGAGCTTTTTACCTGCGAAGACTGCGGGCGAAAAGAAGTTCTTGAAGACTTTGATTTTGGAAGATTATTCGACGGTAAGTGTTATGACTGCTTTAAGAAAAGCGTAGCAAACTCTGACGTCAACGCTTTCGTGATTTGGTATGTTTATTGTTACAGCCACAACGAGAGTGAAGCGTTTGAAGCTAAAGACCTTATTATTCAAGAAGCCTTTAACTTTGAATTTTGCAGAGAAAGCAACAAGCCGGAACACAAAGTGTTGATAATAAGCTTATTTGATTATCTTGTAAACAATGTATTTGATTCTAAATCTCTTCCGAGCGAATGTGAATTGAAAATAATTCAAAATGTTCGAGATTGGGTGTTCGATGATATGGATTTCTTCTATGATTGGTGGTGCTTGCGAAATGGTAAGAACAAAAGCTCCGTGTTATGGCTGTCAGATGAGAAGTGAACGCTGTCACAGCGACTGCGAAAAATACCTCGAATATAAATCCGAGCGCGATAATCGCCGAGCCGAACGCTCTAAGAATTACGATTTCATCGACTATATCTGCCACAAAATAAATCTGAATGCAAGGGGGCGAAAGTGATGTCACAGGAGTTCCCAAACGGCGTTTCGTACTTCACAGACGGCGAGATTTCGCTCACGGTCCATTTTCCTGAGGATAAAGTGAAATGTCACTACTGTCCGTTTTGTCGCTCAGAAAACGATTTAAACCGTTACTGGTGCAGGCTGACAAACAAAATGATTTACAACCCGTACATACTCGGATTGCCCGATGGCTGTCCAATTGAATTTACGAAAAAATGAAAGGAGATTAGTTTATGGGTATGCCTGTTTTAATTTACGGAAAATCAGGTTCAGGCAAAAGCCGCAGCCTTAAAAATTTTGGCGAGAACGAAATATTTCTTATAAATGTTGAACGCAAGTTCTTGCCGTTCAGAAAGAAATTCGACTATGTCCTGAAGACTGACAATGTGCCTAAAATTCAAAGGTCACTTTTAAAAATGCCCACAAAAACGGCTGTTATTGATGATGCAGGTTACATTCTCACAAACCGCTATATGCGTGAGAAAGGGCAGGTCAAAAACACATTTGAAACCTATGACAATATCGGCAATGATTTTTGGAGCTTGTTTGAATTTATCAAAGCCGAGTTACCCGATGATGTTATTGTTTACATAATAATGCACGAAGAGACTGACGATTATAACAACACAAAACTGAAAATGATGGGCAAGGTCCTTGAACAAAAGGTTTGTGTTGAGGGCATGGTGTCAATTGCTCTTCGTTGCATTACCGACGAAGAAGGTCACCATTTCGTGACAAATTCGGACGGAAAGGACATTTCAAAATCACCTGAAGAAATGTTTGAAAACTTAATTATAGACAATGATTTAAAAGTCGTTGATACAGCTATCAGAGAATATTACGGAATTTAAGGAGAATCTAAATGAGAGCATTTACAAACTATAACAATGTACAGGAGTACACCGACAGCATAAAACTTCCTGTCGGTGCATACAAAGCAAAAATTATCAGAGCAGAGGAACAGGGCGACGCACTTTGTATTCTGTTCGATATTGCAGACGGCGAGTACAAGGATTTTTACCGCAAGAAGTTCGGCAATGATAAAAAGGCTTTTCCGAACGATGCAAAATTCAAAGGAGTTTTCAGACTTTGGTATCCGTCAGGCAATGAGTACGATGAGAACAACGAACGCAAAATGAAAACCGCACTCAAGAAAATTTGTGAAAGCAACAGTCATCTCAACATTGACTTTACAAAGGAATGGGACGGTGCATTACTCAAGGATTGTTGCGTCGGCGTGGTATTCAGAGAGCAGGAATATAATTACAAAGGAAATCACGGATTCACGGCACAGCCCTTTTCATTGATTACTTTGTCAGACCTCAAAGATGGAAATTTCACAATTCCCGAACCGAAGTATTTGAAAGACTCAACCGCAAATTCACAGCAAAGCAATGGCTTTTCCGATATGCCTCTTGATGAAGACGATGACCTGCCATTCTAATTATTTTTTTCGGGAATTGCATAAAAGTGTGCAATTTTTCTTGAAAAAATCCCCATATATAGAGGGAGGTTTTACAGATGGGTATGTTAAGACCGTACCAAAACGAGCTTGTCAATGAATTATATGCCTCTTGGAACAATGGCTTTAAAGCTCCTTGTATAGTATTGCCGTGCGGTGGCGGTAAGTCTGTAATCATTGCAGATATTGCGAAACAGTTTACCGACCAATCTAAAAATGTACTCTTTCTTGTTCACAGAAAAGAACTTTGTGAACAGATAGAAAACACTTTTAAAAATTGGGGCGTAGATATGAATTTTTGCAAAGTCGGTATGGTTCAAACAGTTTGTAGACGGCTTGAAAATATGCCAAAGCCATCGCTTATAATCACAGATGAAAATCATCACAGCAAGGCTAATTCATACAGAAAAATTTATGATTGTTTTTCTGATGTAAAGCGTGTCGGTGTTACGGCAACACCTGTTCGTCTTGACGGTTCGGGACTTTCGGATGTCAACGACAAACTGATTGTCGGCGTTAATGCAAGGTGGTTGATTAAAAACAACTGCCTTGCACCGTATGATTACTATGCTCCTCCGCTTGCAATCAAAAATCAGAAGTTCAGAACACGCAACGGTGATTTTGTAACAGGTGATATTTTGAACTTTTATGACAAGCCGAAAATTTACGGTGATATTGTCAGCCATTATAAAAAATTCGCGGACGGCAAGCAGGCAATAGCTTATTGTGCGGCAATTGTACAATCCGAAAAGTTGTGCGATGAATTTATTTCAAACGGAATTAAAGCTGCTCACATAGATGCTCAAACTCCAAAAGAAAAACGAGCTGAAATAATTGAAAAATTCCGCAGCGGCGAAATCAAGGTCCTTTCAAATGTGGACCTTATCAGCGAAGGATTCGATGTTCCCGATTGTGAAGTGTCAATTCTTGCAAGACCTACTAAATCGCTTACGCTTTACATTCAGCAAGCTATGCGATGTATGCGCTACAAACCGCATAAAAAAGCAATCATTATAGACCACGCAGAAAATTGGGTGCGTTTTGGATTACCCGATGATGAACGGGAATGGTCGCTTGAGGGCAAGAAAAAGAACGAAATAAAGGGCGTCGCTCCAGTGAAAACCTGCCCGAATTGTTTTTCCGTAATTCCTGCGTCACTGAGAATATGTCCGCATTGTGACTTTATTTTTGAGCAAAAAGAAAAGAAGCAGGCAGAAGGTAACTTGGTTAAAGTAACGCCCGAAATGATACTCAAACGCAAGGTAAGTAAATATCTCACGCCTTCAGAATGCGAGAATATGAAGGAATTACAGGAATACGCAAAACAAAAAGGATACAAGCCCGGCTGGGCATATTATCAAGCAAAATCAAGAGGTTTTTTAAATGGCACAAAAAGAGGAAACAATGCTACAAAACGCTATCCGTGTAAAGCTATCGAAAGTCGGTTTGGTTCTCAGGAATAATGTCGGCACATATCTCACGAGATACGGCGCACCGATAGCCATAGGAGTGCCGGGATTGTCCGATTTGACGCTTTTCGCAAACGGCGGTACAACGGTATTCATTGAAATAAAAACAACCACGGGACGGCAATCCAAACAGCAAAAACACTTTCAGGCTTTTGTTGAAAAACTCGGCTATGAATACATAATTTTAAGAAGTGTAAAGGAGGCCGAAAACCTGTGCTCAAGGCTAATGAAATCGAAAAGCTGATTAAGAGCAAGAAGTCATTGCCTCCTACGGCTGATTATTTTGAAAAATTCTACTACTATGCACTTGATGTTTGTATAGAGCGTTATCATCAGGACAAGTTGACGAGAGAAGAATTAAAGGAATATCAGCTCGGTTACAAAGAAATTTACGAACAATTAGTTATGTGGCTTGAAATACTTGGACGGCACAGAGAAATTGAAAAAGCGTTAGGGCACGCCGAACTTTGTGTTGACGGTTGTGAAAAATGCCGAGAGGTTGCAAGGCTCATTGATGGGAGGGATAAATGTGAACAAAGATAAAGACATAGTAATGCCGAATTTCATGGTAGATACATCACTCAAAGACTGTGTAAATATACTCAGCGACACACGGGCAGGCAAGTTATTTAAGCTCTTGTTTGAGTATGCAGAAAATCAGGATATTGACCAAAGTCAGCTTGATTCTGCCGTAAGACTTGCATTTAATGCTTTTAAGCCGGGGGTTGACAAAGGCAGAAAGAAATACATATCTGTTATCAAGCGTAACAGAGAAAACGGCAAGAAAGGTGGCAGACCAAAGAAATCCAAAACAACCCAAAATAACCCAAAAAACCCAGTGGGTAATTTGGAAACCCAAAATAACCCAAAAAACCCAGTGGGTAATTTGGAAACCCAAAATAACCCAAAAAAGCAAATAAAAATAAATAAAAGTAAAGTAATATCTAAAGATATTACTTTACGAAAGGTTTCTTCCGCAGGTTTGCCTGAGGGGCAACCTGCTCCGAAACCCGAGTTCAGTGAAATCAGAAAATTTTATAAAGATTACACAGGCTTTGATGACGCGTATTTGTGTGATGAGTTTGTTCAGAAGATGGATAAAAACGATGTTGACTGGGATGAATGGGAGAGCAAGCTGTTAGCCTATGCGATAAAGACAGGGAAGTTAAATGAATAAGTGCGATGAATTTCAGCAGAGCATAATCGGAGCGTTACTGCTCTATGATGACATACGCTCCCTGCTGTTGGCGAAGCTACAGAAAAGTGACTTTACGGATGGACTTGCAGTTGAGGCTTTTGAAAAAATTTCCGAGGATGCTCAAGCTGACAAGGTTGCAATATTCGGAAAACTATCTGATGATGCCAAAGCATACGCATTGACCGGTTGCGAAAACGCTCCTCTTGAAGTAAATGCCGAGGCTACGGTTGATTACTTCGTTGAACAGTCGACACAAAATTGGCTTTTAAGTCAAACGCAGTCGCTTGCATTATCTTCAAGTGTAAGCGTTCCGGAACTCAAGGAAATTATCGAACAAGCCGAGAGCAGAACGGCAGTATCGACCGACAACTCACAAAAGTATCTACAAGATTTTTTTACTGAACTTAAAACCGTACCGACAGGTTTTGAAAGACTTGACGGTTTGCTCTGCGGTGGTTTTGTCGAGGGGACAATCGGCACGATTGGGGCGAGACCTTCAACAGGTAAAACGACTTTTGCACTTAATGTCCTCAAAGCGTGCCTTGACTGCAAAACTGTATTTTTCAGCCTTGAAATGTCAGGACGAATGATTTATGACCGATTAATAGCTGATAGGCTTGAGATTGAATACAGCCGAGTACATAAGCACAAGCTGAACGAAAACGAATTTGAAGGAGTTAAGAAAACACTTGCAAGCTACAAAAATCTGACGGTAATTGATGATGTTTATGAAGTCGAAAAAATCGTATCGTATGTTTACGGTAATAAGCCGAAATTTGTAATAATCGACTTTGTTCAGATAATTACATCTCAAAAGAATTTTGCAGACAACAGGCAGAGAATTGACTATATCAGCCAAAAGCTCAAGAAATGTGCAAAGGAAACAAAATGTTGCTTTTTAGTGTTGTCGCAGATTACAAGGGCCGGTAAAGAAAGACCTACAATGTCAGACTTAAAAGAAAGCGGAGGCCTTGAGCAGGACAGTGATTATGTAATTCTTTTGCACAGACCGTATGTAAACGATAAGCAAAGTGGAAAGTCAAAACCTTCTGAAACCGAGGTTATACTCGATAAGAATAAATTCGGGAATACAGGAGTTTTGAATTATAATTTCAGTGGAATATTTCAACGGTTTGAAGAATTGCAAAGCGAACCCGATACAAGCAGAATAGCGCGACCGTTGAGTACGATTACACCGGCTGATGATTTGCCGTTTTAAGAAAGGAGAGAAAGCGTTGAAAGCAAGAATACCAGTTAAGCTAAAAAAAGAGGCTATGGCGGAGATTAACCGTCTTGCCGATAGGGAATATCAGAAAGTCAAGGACAAAGAAATCAATGACCTGACAAGGCGAATTTTTAAGACGATTGTATTTGCCTTGTATAAGGATTTCGGCTTTGGTCGTGATAGATGTGCAAAGGCTTTGAAGTCGATGACCGAGATAATTGAACACTCCGACACTGACGAAGTTTTTTGGGAACATATCGACCGTGTGGTTATCGACAAGTTGAAACTTGAATTTGGCAAACGAGATTACACCGACAACGGAAAAGTTGTTAATTTTGAAGGAGGTCAAGAAAATGATTGACTGTTCAAAAACTGAAAACTATATGTATGAAAAAGCTCGAATGACAAAATCAGTTGTGAACGGTGTATGCCATATTCGGTGTACAGATTGCCCATTGAGCAGATTTAATAATAACGAAAAAATAGTTTGCTCCGAGTTAGAATTATTTCACAGTGAAACGGCTGTTCAAATAGTTCAGCGGTGGAGCGATGAGCATCCGCAGAGGACTTATCTGACCGAATTCCTGAAACATTATCCGAACGTTTCGCTTGGCGATGACGGAACACCCAATTTTTGTCCTTATCGTTTAGGGCTTATGAGCATAGATGATTGCAGAAAAGACCATAACTGCGTAAAATGCTGGAATCAGCCTATTGAGGACGGTGAAGAGCGATGATTGAAAAAGAATTAAAAATCCGTGATTTTTGCGGTGACTATGCATTGGATATACCGTTCGCAGACGGTAGTGTAAACACGATATACTTTAATTCAAAACGAAATGCCGAAACAGTTAAGCATATTATCGAAGTTGACGGTAGTAAACCCAATCATGCTACGGTGTGTGAAATGGAAGAAATCAGGCACGGAAAGTGGGAATTTGAAAAAGATATTTGTGGTTGTGCTTGGTTTACTTGCACAAACTGCCATAAATACATCATTATGACAAAACATAGATTGTACCCATATTGTCCCTATTGCGGTGCAAAAATGAAAAAGGAATGATATAGGATGAAATGTTATTATAAACTAATCAATAACGAAACAAATGAAATAGAGAGCTATGTAGAAAGTTCTGGATGTATAAGGCCTGAAAACCTTTGCGATATACTTGGACTTAGCGGATATCATGCTGTAAGCTGTACAAAACAAGAATATGAGGAAGAGACATATGATGAAAATATCTGAACTAAAAATCAAGGTGAAGGAGAGGTGACATAGAATTGACGGTTAAAGATTATTTATATTCGGTCAGGGTTTCGGATAAGCTGATCAGAACGAAAGAACACGAGCTGTCGAAACTTAGGCTGAATATTGCACAGGTATCGGTTAAGCAGAACGAGCCTGTTAAGACATCAGGAGTGAATGACCCTATGCGGATTGTTGACAGGATTGCAGACCTGCAGACTGAAATCAATCGGGAAATTGACAATCTTGTGCGGTTGAAAACTGAAATCCGCAGTAAAATCAACGCACTTGACGATTACCGTTACATTGCAATTTTGACCGAGTATTACATAAATTGTCAGAGGTGGGAGGATATTGCCGAGAGTATGGAAATGAGCGTAAGGCATACCCTGAGATTGCACGGCGAAGCGTTACAGGCGTTCCGAAAAAAGTTCGATTTCTCGTAAAATTATTTTGAAATGTCATTGAATGTCACCCTCACCCTGCGTATAATGGTATTATGAAAGTTTGACAAACAGGACATATGTAAAACTCTCCTAAGATAAAAATCGCACAGACCGCTCTCATTTGAGGGCGGTTTTGTGTTGTGAGGTGAAATTGATGTATAAAGACAAATGCGGTACAGGTTACGAAAATAGCACAAGAGCGATTTTTCAGGGTGCAGGAGAATATGACATCCCGATTATTGAGCCTACAAAAATTACAGAAAACAACTTTATCGGATTTAATGAAGTTTTGAGCAGTAAGCAGAACAACTGCGGTGTGCATTTCTTTTTGGACGATTACCAGTTTCAAAGATTATGGAATACACCCGACAGGTACATTGAGAGTCTACAAAAATTCAGTTGTGTATTATCGCCTGATTTCAGTCTTTACACTGATTATCCGACAGCGTTGCAGATTTATAACCACTATCGCAAGCATTGGATAGGTGCATATTTACAACTCTACGGCATTGAGGTAATACTTACAATTTGTTGGAGTGACGAAAAAAGTTTTGAATGGTGTTTTGACGGCGAGCCTTTGGGTGGTACGGTTGCCGTATCAAGTGTTGGAACGCAGAACCGTACGGAATCAAAAGAACTGTTTTTGAAAGGTTACAAAGAAATGATTGAACGCTTACAGCCTGAAACAATTATCTTCTACGGCAGAGTCCCCGAAGAATGTATGGGAAACATCATCAACATCAAATCGTTTCAGGAAAAATTCAGGAGGTCAAAATAATGGGCGGAAGAGGCTCTTCAAGCGGTATAAGTGATAAGGGAAAGAAGTACGGTACAGAATATCACACAGTTGCTCAATTTGGTGAAATAAAAGTAATTCGTATGAATGGTAATACTTCGATAAAAGCTCCTATGGAAACTATGACAAAAAATAGAGTGTATGCTACTCTTGACAAACAGAGCAACATCAAAAGTGTTACTTTTTATGACAACTACGGCGAAAGAATAAAACAAATTGACGTTAAAGGTAGACCTCATAATGGAATGATGCCACATACCCATTTGGGTTATGAACATAATGAAATTGGAGATCGTCAATTGACTGATAAAGAACTGAAATATGTAAGTGTATTATTGAATAAATGGGAAAGAAAAAGAAAACACTTGAATATTTAGAAATTTATTGATATAATATTATAAACGCAGGGGATAGTTTAAATAGGAAAACAGTTTTTACAGATTCCGGTGCAACTCCGGAAACCTGTGTTTAAAGACAGTACAGAAATGTGCTGTCTTTTCTTTTGCTTATTTTTAGAAAGGGCGGTGATACCGTGAAAGACAAATTAAATGCAAGGCAGAGGAAGTTTGCGGAATATTATGCGCAGAGCGGTAACACCGTTCAGAGTGCGATACAGGCAGGATATTCAGAAAATTACGCAAACGCAAGAGCGTATGAATTGTTGGATAATGTTGGAGTTTCAAAATACATCAAGGAGCTTTCCGATAAGCTCAAAGACGAGCGCATTATGAGTGCAAAGGACAGACAGGTTGCTTTGTCCGACATTGCAAGGAATGACGGGCAGGACACCTCCGACAGAATCAGGGCGATTGACACGCTCAACAAAATGACGGGCGAATACACCGTTAAGGTTGACGCAAAGGTTGAGCAGTCCGAAAAGCTATCCGATGTGTTCAGACAGTTGGGCGGTGAGGGGCTGAGTGAGTAACAAATTTCCGCTGTCACAAAAGTATATCGACTTTATCAACACAACAAATGTGTCGGCTGAATTTCTTGAAGGCACTACAGCCTCAGGAAAAACAACAGTCGGAGCAGGCGTTAAGTTTATGCGAATGGTGTCGCAGTCGCCGAAGAAGCTTCACGCAATTGCCGCCAAAACTACGGGCAAGGCTGAGGAAACTATAATTCAACAGGACAACGGTATTCTCGACTTGCACCGCAACGCTGTCTATTGTGGCAACGGCGACAAGGATTACAAGCTGCCGCATATCAAGTTTGAGGACAAAATTATCTATATTCTCGGTTACAGCAGTCGGGATAAGTGGGAAATGGTACTCGGTGCGCAGTTTGGGTGCGTTTATATTGACGAAATCAACACCGCCGATATTGAGTTTATCCGAGAGATGTCAACCCGTAATGATTATTTGCTTGCAACACTTAATCCCGATGATCCGAGCCTGCCTGTGTATAAGGAGTTTGTCAACCGCTCCCGTCCTTTTAAAAAATATGAAAACGATGTTCCTCCCGAGATTACGGCGGAGCTTACCGAAGAACCTGTACCGAATTGGCGGTATTGGTTCTTTTCTTTTGCCGATAATTTAAGTCTTACACCCGAACAGATTGAGAAGAAAAAGAACTCTGCACCGAAAGGTACAAAGCTCTATAAAAATAAAATCTTAGGTTTGCGAGGCAGAGCAACAGGTCTTGTGTTCCCGAATTTTGAGAGGGCAAGACATATCAAATCAAAAGAGTGGGCAGGAAAGTTTTTGAACTGTAACCGCAAGTCGGAACACTTTGTTCAGTTCACCGCAGGTCTTGATACCGCCTATTCGCAGAAGTCGCCTGACACTATCGCAATGACATTTTACGGCATTACCAATCACGGCAAGTGTGTTCAGCTTGATGAAAGAGTTTATAACAACGCTGAAATGCAAACACCTATTGCCCCGAGTGACACGGTGAAGAATTTTATTGATTTTCTTGACCGCAACCGTGATGAATGGGGCTTTGCACGCACGGCTTTTATTGACAGCGCCGACCAAGCGACTATTACCGAATTTCAAAAGTATAAGCGACAGCACGGCTGTGTCTATGACTTTGCAAATGCATGGAAGAAAACGAAGATTATCGACCGAATCAATCTTGTACTCGGCTGGCTTGCCACCGACTGTTATTTTGTGCTTGAACATTGTAAAAGCACGATTGCCGAGTTTGAAATTTACAGTTGGCGAGAGGATAAAGACAATACACCCGAGGACGGTCACGACCATTGCATTAACAGCGGTCAATATGCGTGGCTGCCGTTTAAAAATATTATTGGAAGTGAAATAAATGGGGCTGATTAACAGAATGGCTGAATCTATCAGATCGGGAATTAAAAACTTTTTGCAGATTACTCCTGCAAGCGACAAAACAATTACAGTCACCGAAACAAGCAATCATCTGACCGAGTGCTTTATCAATCGCATTTGGTATTGGGGCAACAGCAGACAGCTTGCGGAGCTGTACAGGCAGATTGATACAAACAAAACTATGTTTTGGGCGGCAAAAAGCACAAAGGGGCTTGAAATCCGTAAAATACACACGGGCTTGCCGGCACTCATCTGCGAAACGCTTGTGAATATCGTAATTGCCGACTACAACGGCACAGATGTTACAAGTAAAAATTCAACCGCTTATGCAGAGCGTTGGGAAGACATTGAAAAGCAGAACAAATTGTCCGACACGGTTAAGCAAATGCTCCGTGACCTATGTGTTGTCGGTGACGGTGCTTTTAAGGTCAGCTTTGACACGGCTGTATCAGATGTTCCGATTGTTGAATGGTATCCTGCCGAAAACATCGACTTTACATATGTGCGTGGCAGAATCCGAGAGGTTAAGTTTTACACCGATTACACGCAAAAACACCGCCGTTACCGTTTTGAAGAAACATACGGTTACGGCTATATTCGCTATGCTTTGTATGATGACAACGGCAAAGAGATTGACCTGCACACGGTTGACGCTCTTTCATGGATTGATTCAAAGGGCGTTACATTTGACGAATCATATATGTGGGCTGTACCTGTCCTTTACGGCAAATCGTGCCACAAGGGCAGAGGTGCGGGCATTATCGGCATAAAAACAGACGCTTTCGACAGCCTTGATGAAGTGTGGTCACAGTGGATGGATGCACTCAGAGCCTGCCGAACGAAGCAGTATGTGCCTGCTTGCCTTGTTCCGAGAAATCCCGAAACCTGTCAGCCGATATCGCCAAATCCGTTTGACAACCGATTTATCACCGTGGGCAACGATATGTCTGAAAACGGCAACGGCAACAGGATTTACACCGAAAGTCCGCAGATTCAGCACGAAAGCTATTTGAGTTCATACATTACTGCCCTCGACCTCTGCTTACAGGGCATTATATCGCCGTCAACTCTCGGCATTGATACGAAGAAGCTTGATAATGCAGACGCTCAGCGTGAAAAGGAAAAGACGACCCTTTACACAAGGCAGAACCTTGTGAAAATTACGCAGAACGCACTTCAAAGCCTTGTTGCAGTTGTACTCAATGCAGACGGTGAACTCAACGGCAAGGGTATTGTTGAGGGCTTGGAAGTATCCGTAAACTTCGGCGAATATGCAAATCCGAGCTTTGAAAGTCAGGTTGAAACCGTGTCAAAAGCAAGACAGGGCGGTTTGATGTCAGTTGAAACCTCGGTTGACGAGCTTTACGGCGACAGCAAGTCGGAGGATTGGAAAGCCGAAGAGGTGCAGAGAATTAAGGAAGAACAGGGCATTGCAGGCGAAGAAGAAAAATCTGAGCTTGACGATGTGGACCTTACCGACACGGGCAATGAACCCGATAAACCCGAAGATATCGCAAATCAGGACGATGACAGCAAATGGGTAAGCAATGAGTGATTACAATATCAGAGAAGCCTTTGAAAAAATCGAAGATGAACTGATATCATCAATGATAAGAAATTTTAAAAATCATAGAGTTGAAGAAGATAAAAATAATTTTTGCTGGACACAATGGCAGGCTGAACAGCTCAAAAGTCTTGAAGAGTACCGCAAGCACAACGCAAAGAAATTCGGCAAGCGTTTCAAAACCATTAACAGCAAGGTTGAAGAGATGATTCGCACCGCCAAAGCTGACGGAAATGCAAGTCAGGAGGCAGAAATTCTTGAAGCTGTCAAGGACGGTTTCAAAGCCCCGAAAAAGCCGTCAGAACACAGCACAGCCGAGTTTTTTAAGGTGAATGACCGTAAACTTGATGCACTCATAAAATCGACTACAGACGATTTAAAGAGGGCAGAAACGGCGGTTTTGCGTATGAGCAACGACAAGTACCGCAAGGCGATTTTTAACGCACAGGTTGCAATGAACACGGGTGCGGTTACATACGAAAAAGCCGTTGATATAGCTTGCAAAGATATGCTCAACGCAGGTCTTAATTGTGTGGAATACAAAAATGGTGCAAGGCACACGCTCTCGGATTATGCGGATATGGCGGTTAAAACAGCCAACAAAAGAGCCTATCTGCGTGGTGAGGGCGAAAAGCGAGCCGAATGGGGAGTATCCCTCGTTGTTGTGAACTCAAGACAGGGCGGTTGCCCCGATTGTGCAAAATATATCGGCAAGGTGTTTATTGACGATGTTTATTCAAACGGCAAAAAGTCAGACGGAAACTATCCGCTTCTCTCAACCGCAATCAAGAACGGTTTGTTTCATCCGAGATGTAAGGACAGCACAAGTACATATTATCCCGAACTTGATGATTTGGACGCACCGTTGTCTGAAGATGAAATCAAAGAGCTTGACCGTCAGCGAGGAATTGAGGAAAAACAGCAGTATGCACAGCGACAGGCAGAACGCTTTGACCGCCGTGCCGAATACAGTCTTGACGAGGACAATAAACGAATAGCTCAAACCCGAGCCGATGAGTGGCACGATAGGGCGAATATACTTGAAGAAAAGGCGAAACAATTTTCTTTGAAGACTGATGAACAAAAATATTACAGACCTGTTTTTAAGGAAGATATATCAAAAACTTTTGAACGCAAAATTGAGGGCGAAACAATTACAATTGATACCCGCAAGGCAAATGCATTGTGTGACAATGTTTATATTTCAGATAAGGTAAAGCTAAAACGAAAAGAACTTCATAATTTTGATATGCAAGTGAGAAAAGCGTTTGATATGCTCGGAGAGGTTGAAACAAGCGGAAAGCCTGAAATTTGTATTGTCACCCCCGAAGAAATGCGAGTAAATGCTATTGCTTCATATATGCCAATGCAAAATGTTCTAAATGTCAATTCAGCATACTTTTCAACAAGTGATTTGTCAGATTTACAAGAAAACTTGGCTTGTCCGCAAGACGGATTGAGTACAATTCTTCACGAACTGATTCATTGGCAAGACGCTAAAAATTACAGAGCAAAATTCGGAAGCATTAACGATTATTTTGAATATTGCGATTACCTTAATAAAATTTATGCTCCAAAGGTTGAAAAATTGATAAATAACGGTTATAATATAGAGGATATAAGTGAGTATGCTTTTGAATGCTTAAAAGATAAAGCTATGGATGAAGTGTATAACGAGTACAGAGTCAGCAAACTTTTAGGGTGATGATAGTATGAGATTGATACAAACTGAAGAACAAAAATCTCTATGGAATGCGTTTAAGCCGTACCTTGTAACAAATGGTTTAAATGTCACTTTGCGTGAAGATGCTCCACAAGAAGCTAAAGATGCTGAAGCACTTTACAGTAAGCTTAGAGAGAAACAAAAAATGCAATATCTAAAAGATAGTGGTATAATCTAACCGCTCCGTAAAAAGGGCGGTTTTGTTATATGCAATTCACAAAAACAGCATAAAATTACGAATTGAGCATTTTATAATCGACAGCGATGTTGATTATAGGGTGCTTTTTGTATTTAAACCCGTCGATTTCGACCGGTTTAGAAAGGTGGTGACAGAATGAAAATCAGAGTAACAACAGCATTTAACGACAGGCAGAACGGCTATGTAACCCGACCTGTGAATGAAGTTTTTGAATGCTCCGAGCAGAGAGCAAAGGAACTCATTGACGGCGGTTTTGCAGAAGAGGTCAAGTCTGACGCTCCCAAAAGGCCGAGAACCAAAGCAGTTAAAACAGAAAAAACAGAAAAAGCGGATTAAGCACTTTACGAATATGTAAGGTGCTTTTTTATTGTCCGAAGACATTAAACTACGGGAGACACCGTGCAAAACTGAAACAGAGAGACACTCTATAAACTGATTACGGGAGACACCCGAAAAACTGAAAGGATATGAAAAAATGGCAGAACCAAATCCAACACCAACCCCCAATGAACCGACACCTGCACCGCAGGGAACTCCACAGGGAAACGCTCCTGCCTTTGATTATGACAAGCTCGCAAGCCTTATTACAGGCAAACAGAGCGTGACAGAGGACACCGTTTTGAAGTCATATTTTAAGGAACAGGGATTGTCAGCCGATGAGATGAAAGAGGCTATCGGTGCTTTTAAAAAGCAGAAAGCCAAGAACACTCCCGACTTTGCAAAAATGCAGTCGGAAGTTGAATCCGCAAACAACGCAAAGCTCACGGCAGAAGTCAACCAATCGGCAACCCTCGAAGCCGTAAAACAGGGCGTTGACATTGCAACAGTTCCGTATGTGCTTAAAATTGCAGACTTTTCAAAGGCTGTGACAGACGGCAAGGTCAATGCGGAAAAGCTGACAGAGGCTGTTAAAAAGGTGCTTGACGATATCCCCGCACTCAAGGGCAAACCTGCCGAGAACGGCACAGGAGTTAAGAAAATCGGCGGTGACGGCAACGGTACATCGGACGGTACAAAACCAAAGGCAAATGTTCCTACCAAAAAATGGAACAGATTTAATATTTAACCAAAGAAAGGATTGAAAAATCATGGCAAACACAAATAACTATGCCGAGCAGTTCAGCCCTGACCTGCTCGAAATTCTTATGCAGGGCACACTTACTTCACCATTCATCACTTCAAATGTAAAGTGGGTGGGTGCAAGAACATTCCACTTTACACAGATGTCAACAACAGGCTTTAAGAACCACAGCAGAGAGGGCGGTTGGAACAAAGGCAAATATACACAGACAGATGTTCCTTTCACTTGCGAGCACGACAGAGATATTGAGTTCCTTGTGGATAAGGCAGATGTTGACGAAACTAACGCAACCGCAAAGGTTGAGAATATTTCAAAGGTGTTTGAGCAGACACAGGTTGCTCCCGAAACCGATGCACTTTTCTTCTCAAAGGTTGCAACAAAGGCTCAGGCAACAGACGGATATCATTCTTCAACAAAGACATCGGAGTGGACTAAGGAGAACGCTTATTCAAAGCTCAAAACAATTCTCTCTGCCGGCAAACTCCGCAGATACAAGGCAAGAGGCACACTTGTTGCCTATGTGACATCTCACATTATGGACTGCCTTGAACAGTCAACAGAGTTCACTCGTAAGATTGAGCTTACACAGATTGCAGAGGGCGGTATCGGCATTGAAACAAGAGTGACCGAGATTGACGGTTGCCCTATCATCGAGGTTATTGACGATGAGCGTTTCTACGATAACTTCAACTTTAACCCCGATGACGGCGGTTTTGAGCCTGCAACAGGTGCTCACAAAATCAATGTTCTTGTTGCCTGCGGTGAAACCTGCAAGACTGTTCCGAAGATTTCAAGCATTTACTTCTTTGCTCCCGGCTCACACACAGAGGGTGACGGCTGGCTCTATCAGAACCGTTCACTTTCCGACACATTCGTATTCCCGAACGGCAAGGACGGCAAAATTGACAGCATTTATGCCGATGTTGACACAACGGCGGTTGCGTAATGTATGCCGATTACATTGAACATCAGGGCGGAGATGAAAACAGCATTATCTCTGCCGAACACATTGATGTTCTGACTTTTAACCGCATTGATTTTGAAAAACTTTCGGAAATGCAGAAGAGAATCATCAGCAGAGTGCATAGCAGACTTACTGCTTTTGAAGAAGAAAATGCCGATATGATTTCTTCCTACCTGAAAAGCTATTCAATCAACGGCACATCAATGGAATTTGGCGCAAGCTGGAATTTAATGTGTATCAGCGGAGTGGCAATTCCTGCCGACCTCTATGCGTTGCTAAAATCAACGGGACTTTGTTATCCTGCAATCTGAAAGGTGCGTGAAAACCGTGAAATTTCCGTCACTTGTAAAAAAGCAGTTTTGCAAAACTCCTGTCGAGGTTACAATCTACGGTGAGGGAATAACCGAGGACGGCTCTCCTGTTATCGCATTTGAGTGCAAAAACCTGTATCCCTCCGAAAATCTTTATCCGTCAAATATATTGTGTGGAGGCAATGCTGTGTGCAATGTGCAGTCAAAGGCAAAGACGGTCTATACCAAAGAGCAGAAAATTGTTCAGGTGTCGGCTGTCTTGCTTTTTGACGGCGACATTGCTCCCGACAGCCCCACTTTAAGCGGTGGCTTTGTAATCCTTGACGGCGTAAAACGAAACATCGTACAGGGTACAAAACACCGCAACCCCGACGGCAAAGTTAATTTTACGGAATTGGATGTGATTTAATGGGATTTTCGGTATCATCAAAAATCAAACTCAATATGCCTGTTGTAAAACAGCTTGACAAGGCAAAGCAACAGGCTCTTGAACAGACAGGTGACGCACTTCTTACACAGGTGAAAAACACGCAGGTAATGCCGTTTGATACAAGCATACTTCAAAACGATAGTACCGCTGTTGATTATTCACAAAGTGCAAATGGGGTAGTTAAAATTGTGTCAAGCACTCCGTATGCAAGGCGGTTGTATTTTCATCCCGAGTATAATTTCAGCCGTAAGGAAAACATTGCCGCCGGCGGTAAATGGTTTGCACAGTGGCTTGAGGGCGGTACACGGCAGAATTTTTGCAGTCAAACATTCACTAAAATATATAGGAGAAATACAGGACTTTGATTTACTTATCGGACATCAGAGATTGGCTCAAAAGCGTTACCTCAGCCGAGCATTATTACATCGGCAAGCTTGACAACAAGCAGGACAGGTCAATCGGTGTGTATTCATTAAAGCAGTCGGGAACACCCACAAGGGCAATCGGCGGTGAATGTACCTACGATACAATAAGCGTGTCTTTGCTTATCCATTACACCGACAACGCAAGAGAAACCGAGGAGTTTGCACGCAGACTTTACGAAACGCTTTACGGCATTAAAAAAGTTGAAATTAAGGAACACAAAATCTATATAATCGAACTGCTCACGGAAGAACCCGTTGATGTGGGAACAGACGACAAGGGTGTGTATGAGCAGGTCATTGAAGTTAAATTTTATTACGAAAGGAAGTAATTTTATGGCAAAAGTTGAATCGGGAGTATTCCCGTGCTATGAAAATCAGTTTGCGGTTGGCAAGGCAGGAACAGAATCCGCCACGACAAATATTGCTAACTGCGAAGAATTTTCCGTTGCATTTGACAACGGTGTCGAGGAATGGACAGCCTTTGAAAACGAGGGCTGGAAGTCAAGGCTTATGACAGCAAAGTCAATCACAATTTCGGTAAAGGGCAAGCGTACAATCGGTGACGCAGGCAATGACCAGATTGCTGCCCTTGCATTTGAAAACGGCAGAAAGGCAGAAGTTTCGTTTATGTGGACTTTCCCCAACGGTGCAACCGTCCTCTTTAAAAATGCAGTTGTATCCGTTACATCAAACGGTGCAGGCGCAAGCACGGGTGTTGCTCCGCTTGAATTTGAAGTTATGTCAAACGGCAAGCCGGTATATACAGCAGCCGCTTAAAAAATGAAAGGAATGAACGATTATGTCAAAGTTAATTGATATTACAGACAAACTTAATTTTGAGGAAAAGCCGAGCGTCAGAGTTAAAAATGTTGACCTTGCAATCAACAATGACGCAGTTTCAATGCTCAAAGTTGCGGCACTTTTTGAGGACGGCAACGGTAAAAGTAAAGATGTTATCGAAATGTATCATCTTCTTTTTGATGAATCCGAGAGAGAAAAGATTGAAAAGTTAAAGCTGAATATGCACGATTTCAACGCCCTTATCAGCGAATCCGCCAAAATTGCAACAGGCGATTTGACTGACGAGGGGGAAGTTCAGACCCCGGCTACGACCTGATTGATGACTTTGATTTAATCGTGTCGAGCTTTCGCTCGGAGTACGGGGTCAGCATTTATTCAAAGGATTTTGTAAAAATGAGTTGGAATGAGTTCTGCTCACTTCTGCAAGGCTTAGGACCCGAAACACCGCTTGCAAGAACGGTTCAAATTCGCCTTGAAACCGACAAAGAGGTTTTGAAAAACTTTACTTCGTCACAGCATAAAATCCGCAACAGGTGGCGGTCAAGGAATATAAAGCACTATTCAGACGAAGATATGAACACCGTTCTTGCAGAATTTCAAAACTTCTTCGCTAATCTGTAAATTTGTACATAATTTTCGCTGTATCTACAAAATTCTTGACAATGTTAATATATAGTGATAAAATGTAACATACACTAACAAATTTATTAAGGAGAGTGTATGTTTATGAAATGTCCACATTGCGGAAACGAATTAAAGGACGATGCAAAATTTTGCGACAAGTGCGGTGCAGGATTTGGCGGAAACGATTCAACCTCGGCAACCGTAAATCCTGCAAATGCAAAGAAGAAAATTTACAAGCGTTGGTATTTTTGGGTTATTATCGTTGTTGCTATTATGATTGTTGGCGGTGTAAACGGTGCAATTAACGGTAACAGCGGTTCAAACAAATCAAAGCAGGAAACTACTGTTGCAAATCAGAGTTCAGAAAAAGCAACTGAAAAAGCGACAGAAGCACCGACCACAAAAGAAGTTGCAACAGAAAAGCCTACTAAAGACCCGAAGAAGGTTGAAAAAGAATTTAAAGACGGTTGCAAAACAGTCGACTTTAAAACTCTTTCAAGAAACCCTGACAAGTACAAAGGTAATGACTACAAGTTTGAAGGTCAGATTATTCAGGTTCAGGAAGGCTGGGGCGATTCGGTTGACCTGAGAATCAATATAACCAAAGAAGAAAATGAGTATCTTGATGAACCATTGTGGACTGATACAATCTACGCAACTGTAGAAATTCCTGACGGTGCGGACAAACTCCTTGAAGATGATGTAATCACATTCTGGGGAACTTGTGACGGCGACTATACATATGAAACCGTAATGGGCAACAATGTGTCACTTCCGAAAATCGACATCAAATACTACGAACTCAACAACTAAAACAAAAAGCCACTCCAAATGGGGTGGCTGTTCTTTTGCAAAATTTTTAAGCGTACATCATAGCGGTGTGCGCTGTTTTTATGCCTGTTTTTAAAGAATCTAAAATGAAAGGAAGTGGTGAATATGGCGGCAAAGGCGGGTGAAATTGAGCTTGATGTCAGGCTTACGGGTGATGATATTTCCAAAACATTGCATAAGATTTCCGATTCAATTACAAAAAAGTTTGATTCTGCATTTTCAAGTCTTTCAAAAGATTTTGAAAATGTAAGCACGGATATGAAACAGTCCTTTTCAAAGGTTGCGGAGGGTGTTTCTCAGAAAACCGAGAAAGAGTTTTCAAATATCAAAGGCAGCGGTGAGCAGTTAAGCAATTCGGTTTCATCTTCGTTTAAGAAAATAGGAATGGCTGTGGTTGCCGCTTTTTCTGTTGCAAAAATCAAGGAGTTCGGTCAGCAGTGCATTGAATCGGCTGCGGAAGTCAATGCGGCAAATTCGCAGTTTGAGCAGACATTCGGCACAATGCAGTCACAGGCAGAATCAGCCATTCAGAGCGTTGCCAATCAGAGCGGTATTCTTGAAACCCGATTGCAGGGCGTCGGCACAAGCATTTATGCCTTTGCAAAAACTACTGGAATGGACAGTTCAAGTGCTTTGGGAATGATGCAGGAGGCTTTACAGGTAACAGCCGACAGTGCCGCATATTACGACCGTTCGCTTGAAGACACCGCAGAAAGCCTGAAATCGTTCTTGAAAGGCAACTTTGAAAATGATGCCGCACTCGGTTTGTCCTGTACTGAAACCACACGAAATGCGGCGGCTAATAAGCTGTATGGCAAGTCATTTATGGATTTGTCGGAATCGCAGAAACAGCTCACGCTTTTGCAAATGGTCAAGGACGCCAATCAGCTTTCGGGTGCTATGGGACAGGCAAGCCGTGAAGCAGACGGTTGGGAGAATGTAACGGGCAACCTCAGAGAAAGTTGGAAACAGCTCCTTGCCGTAGTCGGTCAGCCTATTCTTCAGGTGGCAACTCAGGTTGTAAAGCGGTTGAGTTCCGCACTTGCGACTTTAACGGAATATGCCAAAGGTGCGGTTGAATCGCTTTCAAAGGTCTTCGGCTGGGATACAGGCAACAACACCGCAAGCAATATCAAATCTGCGTCCGATTCTGCCAAAAGCCTTACGGATACGGCAGATGACAGTTCAAAGTCACTTGATAATGTTCAGAAAAGTTCCGAAAAAGCAAAGAGAAGTGTTGCGGGCTTTGATAAGCTGAATGTGCTTTCAAGCTCTGACAGCTCATCTTCAAAGTCAGATACATCTTCATCAAAAAGCTCATCGGGCGGTTCATCGGGCGGAGCTGTTGCAAAGAATGTTGTCAAGGACACAAGCAAAAACCTTTCGGAGGCATTCAAAAATCTATACGAAAAAAGCGGATTCAAAGGCTTTGTCGAGAATGTACAGAAAGGTATTAACAAGGTTGATTGGTCAGCTATAGGCAAGAACTGCAAGACCGTTTTTGATAATGCTGTTCCCATAGTTCAAAAGGCATTCGGCACAATGCAAAAGGTCGGTTCTGCAAAACTCGGGGCAATCGGTTCTGCATTCGGAGCGGTTGCGACAATCGGCGGAAAGTCGTTTCAGACCATTTCAGGCGGTGTTGCAAAGTGGATTTCAAAAGACAGGGAAAAGATTATCGGCTTTATCGACACCATAGGCAACAATCTTACAAACGGCTATAACAACCTTTCAACCTTTTTTGATAATTTCGGTACACTTGCAGGCAATGCAATTGACAATGTTCGCCCTCAAATAGAAGAATCAATTTCCAATCTTTTAAGCGGTCTTACAACCTTTGCGGGCTCAGTCGGCGAAGTTGTTTCGGGTGCGTTTTCAACTGCAACCGAAAGCCTTGTTGAATGGACTGAAAATGACGGTGCAACAATCACTGAATTTCTCGAGAATTTACAATTGCAGTTTGCAGATGTGTTTAACTTTATCGGTCAAATTTTCGGAGATATCGGAACAATTATCAGCGAATGGTGGAACGGCAACGGACAGCAGATTTTTCAGAATATCTGCAATATGTTTACCAACATCGGCACAACCCTGATGAATGTTTACAATCAATGGATTAAGCCTGCGTGGGATTTTATCGTTGCAATCGTAAAGTCAGCTTGGGAAAACTGGCTGAAGCCTGTTTTTGAAGGTGCAATAAATTTCTTCGGCAAGGTTGCAGACTGTGTTTCAACCGTGTGGAATAACTTCCTGTCACCGTTTGTAAACTGGCTTGTCAGTTTTTGGGGACCTATATTTCAGAATGTTTTCAATGCCGTAAAAAGAGTGTTTGATAATGTGTTTACATTTATCGGTGGGTTGGTTACCTCTATACTGAAAACATTCGGCGGTCTTATTGACTTCATTACAGGTGTTTTCTCAGGCGATTGGAAAAAAGCATGGCAGGGTATCTACGACTTCTTCAAAGGTATTTGGGACGGCATTTGTGCCGTGTTTAAGTTTATTATAAACGCTATCATTGACGGCATAAATGCGTTGTGGACGGGCATTTATAATTTCGTTTCGGGTGTTGTTAATTCAATCGGCGGAATTGCGGGTGTTATCGGCGCGGCATTTGGACAGGATTGGAGTTTTTCAATGCCTGAAAATCCGCCTCTCATTCCGAGATTTGAAGAACCCACGGAATCACCGGCACGAAAATTTGCAAAAGGCGGTATTGTTAAAGCTCCGACACTTGCGGTTGTCGGCGATAACGCAGGCGCTAACAGCGGTAACCCTGAGGTTATTTCCCCTCTTAACAAGTTACAGGGTATGCTCGACAATTCGGGCGGTCAGGATACAGTGATTCTCACACAAATTCTTGACCTGCTTAAACGCATTTATGAAATGTTCATTATCTTTCGCAATAACGGCGGCAACACTTATTCGTTTACTGCCGAGCTTGAGGGTTCGACGCTTTTTGAAGAAATGATAAGACAGGATGAGCTTTACAGACGCAGACACAACGGTAAATCCGCATTTGCATAAAGGGGGAAATGATATGTCAAATTATAACGGCTATTTGCTTAAATTCGGAAACAACATAATGTCGAATAAGTACATTACCGCATTTTCGTCAACTCCGAATCAGCGACTTGAAACTTCTGCGGAACGAGATCAGAACGGTACGCTTCAAAGGGCAACGCTGCCAAATTACAAAACAAAAATTTCGTTTTCAACTCACATTCTTCATCTTGACGAAAAGATTGATTTTCAGTCGATTATCAACCTCTCAATGGCGAATAAGTTACAGAGGAAGTGCAGGGTAACTTATTGGAACGATGAAACGAACAGCTATTACACCTCTTATTTTTATATTCCCGATATTGAATATACCGTAATGGATGCCGAAAAGAATGATATAACCTATCAGCCGATTACTGTTGAGCTGATTGAGTATTAAGGGGTGATTCTTAAAAATGCTTGTATCTAAAGAAATTGCTGATAAGCTGAAAACAAACACACTTTACAACACCGTTGCCCTGCATTCTCCTGACGGCAGTTTTGAGGATATAACAGGTGAAAGTATCGTGCTTGACAGCTTTTCGCTTGAAAATGAAATCGTTGAAAAAGAATTGAAATTCGGCGGTTGCATAGCCTCTGAAATGAGCGTGAAACTCATTGATTATGATTGCTCGGCTTTGATAGGAAAGACGGTACAGGTCATCATAACGGCAACATATCTTGAATCAGAGCTGTATCCGTCAGATGATTTGTACCCGTCAAATACTCTTATTTGTCCTGCCGAAACAGGAACGGTTGAATGTCCTGTTTTCTACGGTAAAATTCAGTCGGCTCAAAGAGATAAAAAACAGCGTAACATCGTCAAAATCACAGCCTATGACGCTTTTTATGATATGTCAAAGGTGGATATGTCTTTGTGGTTTGCAGGCAAAGAGAACGAGGATGGCAGTTTTGCTTATGGTTACGCGCACTATCAAAAAGACGATAATTTTAAGAACTTTTATTCAATAATCGCAGAATTTGCCAAAGATTATGCAATTACAGGGGTTTCACCGCCGAGCTTATCTGTCTTTAGTGTACCGCTGAAATTTGACGATACCTGCGTGGAAAAGGTTATAAAGGACATTACCTTGTCAGGTTTAATCCAAGCTTATGCAGAATTAACTTTGAGCTTTGCCGTTATAGATGCCGACGGAAAAATGCGTTTTAAAAGGCTGTATTCTCAATCTTCCGTTGAAACAATCGATTCGTACAAAGATTTATCCTTTGAAGATTACGAACTTGAGCCTATCCGTATGTACAGTGCTAAGTTTGCTGATAAAAAAGCGTATTTGTATGGCAACAGTAACGATTTTTCGTGGTATGTTTCCGATAACATTTTGATGAGGTGCAGAACAACAGCAAGTGATATCGGCACAAAATATAATTCTGTTAATTTTTTTGGTGATGTATATAAATACCGCCCGACAAAAATTAAGCTGTTTTCGTATTGGTGGCTTGAGGCAGGCGATAAGTACACAATTAAAACTCCGTTTGAAGATTTGCCGACAATCGAAACATTTGTGTTCAATAAGAAAATGGACGGATTTATAACTGCCCTCACGTCAAAGGGCGAAAAACGATTAGGAAAGGAAGTAAAAGAAAATGAACAAATACAATAAAATTGTCTTTGTGAACGGCTCTGCTCCGCCCCTCAATGCCGATAACCTCAACCATATGGACGAGGGGATTGAACGGGCAACAGACGGAGCAATTGCACTTGAAACCGAAATAGTCACGGCAAGAGGCGGTCAAAATTCGCTTGGAGCAAGGCTTGATAAAACAGACAAGAGTATTGCCCGAAAGCTTGATTCAATGCCGTTCGACAGCGAACCCAAAAATAACAGCCCGTGTTATCTCACAAGCGGAGCAATTTACAACGCTCTGCTTGTGAAAGCAGATAAAACCGCCTTGGCGACTAAATACGATTCGTCAAATATTGAAAGTGGTACATCAACACTCACACCGTATTCAACCGTCACCGATAAAATCAAAAGTGCAAACTGTACATATAAGACGATTGGTGACATCGTAATCGTCAGTGCAACGGTCAAAATGAACGCAGTATCTCTTGGCGGCAATAGCATGTGTCCGCTGATTGATTTGCCATACAAATGTATTTCCGAGGACAATGTTTTTTGTGTCGGTATTTCAAACCTTGGCAAGCTCTTTAAATTTGCCATTCCG